CAAACAAGCCACCCTTTACAGTCCCTATTGAGGTAAAGTCTTTAGGTAAGTTTCTGACTTTGTACCCCGTAACCTCTCCATCCTTACAGTAAGGGTAGTAGTGGGCATCAATGTTTCCATCAATATCATAGGATACTTTAACTTGGTAATGCTCTGAGACTTGCTTAAAGATGTTTCTTTCTTTGAAGCCACGAGAGACGTATTCATTCTTAACGGAGTCTACTTTGTTACTGCTCCAGTCGTTTACTTCTTCAAAATCTTCTTGCATATGTTCCTCTTTTGGGGCGAAAAAATTAGCCCTGCAGGAAAAGCAGAAGGCCGAGCCATCATCATAAATTTGTTTAGCATCGGAACTCCCGCACTTCTCACAAGGCTGGTTTTTATTTACTATTCTTCCCATCATCATCTCCTAATGTCATCTCACCAATAAACTTACTTAGCTCTTGACATAATAGATAGAAGGCAATTACAATTATAGGGTCTACCGTTGCGAACCCCGTTACAGTTGCTATTAGGAGTAGTGCTAAAGAACTTACTGCTAGAATCCATAATAACGGCGCTACTGGTGACATCTTCATACAATATACCTCTTTTTAATTTTACTTATAAAACTTTTAGTTTTCTTGGAAGGCGGTTCTTTTGGAACAAACCTTATGGCGGCAATCTGCCTATTATAAAACCTTGGCGTGACACCATCACTCAAGTATTCGGTCATGGAGTCGCTTAACATCTGTAGGTATGCCTCTGCATAGTACAATCCACCTTTAGTTTTATAAAGGTCTATCATGTCAAATTCAAAGTTCTCTTTTCCATACTTGTCTATATCTGAGTTTAGCGTAGAAGAAGAACCTGTGTAATTCTTCCACGCCATTGGCTTACCGTAAGTTCTGGACTTCTTTTTCCCGCCATGCCAAAATTGTTTTTTACCGAGATAGAATTGATTAGTAGTCTTGTTTTCTATACAGTAGATAAAACCAAACCACTTTTCGGGGTTTAATTTAAGCGGGGAGTTCCAGTGTCCGATTTCCGACTTTAATAGCATTGTCATAGCGTTCCTTACTTAACTTGAAGTGATCATTGACTTTACGCCAGATATGTATCAGCCTTGCGTTAAGTAATAAGTAGCTATAGCCCTCTTCACCGTAGTGATTGTCATAGGCCTGACATACCGCTTCTTCATAGCAAGTGACACCTTCAAGTATTTTTTCTGCCTTTTTAGGGCCGATGCCTGGAATTCCTGGAATGTTATCCACAGAATCTCCCATAAGTATCTGTTGCCAATAGAATTTATTAGCAACTTCGGGATTAACATCGTACAATAATTGTTTACGGGGGTTGTAGTGAAATCCTGCTATGCAGTCTAGATCTTTATCAACAGAGATTACTACACGGTCTGCGTTTGCAGCGTCAGCTTCTAAGGCCCAAATACGAACCATATCGTCTGCCTCGCAGTTATCACTAAGAGAAGCCCCTTCGTAGTTTTCTACTATATCAGACTTCAAATCTAAGAACCAATCTGGCCTTGTTGATTTTGACTTTGAACGGTTGGCTTTGTATTCAGGATACAAGTCAACTCTAAAGTTGTTAGGGCCACCGAAGGCCATGACGTAGTCTGTAGCAAAAACGCTTTCCATAGTATTGTTAAAAAGTTCATCAAACTTTTCTTGTGATTCTTTTTTTGATTCTGTATTCCATATGCTCATGTATAATAGAACATCACCGTCTATAATGGCTAAAGTCATTTTGAATCCTTTAAGGTTGGCAGGAGTACTAGGAATTGAACCCAGTCTTTCGGATTTGGAATCCGACGTGCTTCCGTAACACTTTACTCCTAGTTGTTCTTTAACGTCAGGTATTATTCTGACTTATTTCTTACCATTTATGGCACGAGATTCCAGCTTGTTGTAAGCGTGAAGCATTAACTCGCCTAGAGAAAGGTTTCTCTGTTTGAGGATAAAAGTGATATAAACCAACACATCTGCAAGCTCGTCTTTTATCTGCTCAGTGCGGTTCTCTCCCTTTCGGGTTTCCCTTACGCGCTCTGACATAACCTCCCCTATTTCCGAGGCTAGTCCTACAAACAAAGTTTCTTCTGTAGTTCCTTCTTCAAGGAAATCCATGATAACTCTCTCGTATATTTCTTTTTTCATCATTACCATTTGACTCTTTTCTGTATCTTGTACATACCTTCAGGGCTGTGTACCGCCGTAGTTATGTCCATTAATTGTTGAAAGCTCATACAAATAACTTCGTACTCGTTTTTGTACTCTTGGAACTGTCTAAGAAAGACTTCTCCTTTTTCGTCAATCAATACTTCTACGTCCTCGTGGGCATCGTTGTCTGACATGGAAGTAACCACAGCCCCATCATACTCTAATTCAACTGTATACATTTATTTTTGACACTCACACTTGCAGTTTTCTTTTTCACATACACAGTCACAAGCGGCCTCTTCAATTCCGGCTTGCCATCCAGCATCATACCCGTCTTCATACCCATCTTCCAAGCCGACTTCTTTGCCATCCTCGTAGCCGCTGTCATACGACTCTTCCCTGCCAACTTCGTAGCCTTGGTCATAGGACTCTTCTCGCATGTCTTCCATCTCAGTTGTATACTCAGACTCTGCCTCTACAATGCAGTTGGCCTCTAGCTCACTAAGATGCTCTTTCAGGTCTAAAGGCACCTCTACGTCTGCTAAATCGAGGGTGTTGTAGAACCTATCAAAGCTTATTCCTATTAACTCTGATACTGACATAGTTATGCTCATCGCGCTACTCCTTGTTGTGGTAGGTTAAGTTTATACAGACAACAGCAGCCCCTGCATGGGTGACCATGACCTCTGCTGACTCTCTGCGTTCAGAACACTCCTTTTGAGAAGTGTAGTTATTTATGTGGAAAGTCTCGACTTGTTGACCCGACACCATCTGTAACCAGACTAAAGCCCACATCACGAAGACTCCTCTTTAGAAGAGTAACGATCACCAGTTACGGCATCGAAAACAGCAATCCTGTCTCCTCGATCCTTTAGACAAAGCCGTACACAAAGTTCATTTGCAAGCTTGTACAAGTCATACCCTTTCTTGTCATCAAAGAGTATAAGGTTGTAGATGCCTTTACGAGCAGTCCAGAAGGGATAGTTCCCAAGAGAGTCCCCCGTGTAGTCATTATGATTGCCTGTAAGTTCCCAACCTTCAAGTTCAAGGATCTCTCTAACAATATAGACAAACTTAGTCAGAATTGCAAGGTCTAAATCGTTACCCCTGCAGTCAGGTATTGTGGCACTGCCAATAGGGCAAACCTCATCAATAAGCGACCTGTCAAATTCAAGTATACCTTCTTCTTCAAAGCTGTAACTCTCAGGGTTTCCAGCATAGTAGTCCCGCTTACGATAAACGTGAGGCTTTACAAGCTCTATTTCTTGTTCACGAACTAGGTCTTCTGTTAAGGCTTTGCAGAAGTCATAGTCAATTTTAATCGCTTCTATTACTTCATCCATTTATCTCTCCAATGTATCTTTGTTATGCTTACGAAACCTCTTATTGTAGGCACGTTTAATCTTTTTTAGCTGACCAGCTTTCCATAAATAAAACTTACGTGCCTTAGTGAGGCCATCGTACTCGTCACCGCCTTTCATAGGTATTCTTTTATTCATTATACTCTTCTTCATGCTTCCACTCCCCTAGGGGGCGCTTCTCTACCCAGTGGTAAACACCGTAGGCCTCTGTGTAACGCCGAGCTATTTTAATAGCATCGGTATCACTTTCCCAAATAGAGGACACGCCTAGTTCTGTCATTATTAAGTATACATTATTCATTTGTCCTCCTTAAAGTATCTATGATAAATGTTTTCTAAACCAGCTTTGTTTGGGTGAGTTCGTACCCACATGCCCGTAGCTGGATCAAATTTATTAGAGAAGAAGTTGTCAAGCTTTCGGTCACCTGTTTTAATACTGGTATCTACTTCCTTGCATAGCTCATCGAACCTAGAGTCAGGCATGATGCTGTGGTTATAGTACTCGTAGGCATAGGCCGCTACTGAAAGCTTTATCCTGCGCCTACGTTCTTCTTCTATCATCTTTTAAATCCCGTCGAAGTAACTGGCTTGTTATCACACTGCGCCTGAACTTTTCTTTCGAGCAACTTAACTTTTGTGTGGAGAGCGTCTAGCTCATCTTCCATAACTGCTACAACTACTTCAAGAACGTTAAGTTTATCCAAACTCATACTGGCCTCCTTGGTTGTTTTTAAGATCACGCTCTATG